AAACTTAATTTTTTCATAATTTCCTTAGTTTATATTATATACAAATATAATACTTTCTCAGGACACTACAAAATAAATTATGTTAAAATTAAATTTTAGCCTTCCAGCAATTCACTAAATTATTGCCCTAATATTACTATTAGGCGACACAAAGTTGTTTATGCCTTACAAGCTCAGAGCAAAACTAAACACTCTATGCCTTACAAATTCGTGGCTTACTCCTCTATCACATACAAATCGAACCGTAATTCTTTTCTCATGTTCCTTACCAGGATTACAGATATATTCCAAATCCTCAAGCCAACCATTTTCTACTAATACTCTATAATTAGTAGTTATATAAAAATTATCATCGGCATCAATTTCAACTTTAGAATATGGGTTATTTTTATATTTTTCTAATGGATTTACATAGATTACATGTCCATCTGGGCCAACAAAATATTTAGTTTCAGCCATTAAATATACAGTTCCAAATTCTAACATAGCACCATGACCAGACTTAATCATCCTATCTACAAAAGGCTTGGCAGAATCTTCTGTTATCTTATCCTCGGACTTATAACATACTCTACCTACTTTCTCAATCTGTTTATAAACTCCTTCAAGACCAGCCTCTTGGGGTATTATCTTATAACTAGATTTTATTAATTTCATACTTCAATGTTTATCAATTACTTTACACAATGCTTTAGCAGCATCCCTTAGATGTCTCTTCTGAGGTTCAGTAAACCATCTAAGTTCCCTATACTCCTCTTCAAATAGGAAACTGTTTATATGATTAAGCAGTTTTAATGAAGCTTTTGCTTCTGTCTTACATATTATTGGCATATTAGTCTTGTTTTAAGTCTGGCATATACAATAAAGTTCCCATTAGGATGGTCCTTAGCCCTCTGTACTATCTGACAATGAAAGAACATATCATTTGCTTCATTGAAATAGAATTGTTTCCTTATTAATTCACTATTGTCAATCATTATATTTAGGATTTACAGGTTGGTTTAAACATATGGCATCACCATACTTTGCTTTATACTTTTCAAAGTCACAAGTCTTTATCTTAGTAATTATTCTCTCTTTATTCCTAAATAAGAGACCAGCTGGAGTTTTTAATACCAAGCCTTCAGCATTATAATCTTTGTTCTCTGCAATATGGGATTTAAATCCTTTTCTTACAAAGGCAATTGCTTCAGGAATGGTAAAATATCCTATAATAGGAACCATTTTAATATTTAATTCAGCAGCTATCTTTTCACAGTTCTTTGTGTCCAGCCACCAATCATTCACCTTTACATCAAATAATATGAAGTCAACTCCATTACTGATATAGTTACCACCACTTTGTATCTTAACTCCGTAACCCTCTCCATACAATGTTATTACATCATCTGTTACAAGATTTGGAAATACTTTAGTGAAATCTATACCTCCAAATATCTGCTTTAATTTAGCCATTAGGTGCATAGGAACACTGGCTTTACTAGTTTTACCACAGTAGTCAACCTTAATAGTGCCATCACTGAGCCTCTTTAACTCTATTCTGATATTTGTACCATCTATCTTCTCAGTACATTCCCAAGCACATCCTGCCAAGTATGAATATTCAGGTTTGATAAATTGAGATGGGATAATGATATTATTGGCATCTCTTTTAAATAACGTGTTTATTTTTTGATATTCCATAATTAATCTTTTACTACTTCAAAGTCATCCTCAATCCAACCTTCAAATACATCAGGTTTAAAGTTAGGATAAACTATGAAAGGTTTTACTTTTGCTACTTCTGCTAGGGGAAGTAATATCTCATTTGGCAAATGACATTGTTCCCTTACAGCATTCCTTAAATCCAAATCAGAGTAATTATCATCTACAAGGACTTCACTACTCTTACTATAGGTTACACTAATTGAAACTTTTACTTTTTGCATTTCTTTTAGGTTTAATGTTCAAGTTCAGATTGTTCTCTTTGATGAGTCTTCTAGCAATTACACATTCAAGATTTTTAGGAATACTAATATGCCTACCTTCATCATTTATGTAGATAGCATGGTCTCCATGATGTCTATCATAATGGAAACCATTTCTAGCTACTATCTTGATGAACTCTCTTTGTGTATATTGTCTCATCACCACAAGTATTCAATCCTTCTAAAATCCTCTCCTTCAGGAACAGGACAATCTTTTATCCACTCCATATCCTTGATTTTCCAAAGTGATAAATCAGTTTCTGCTGGTAACATCTCCTTTATATCCTTGAATAAATTCAGCCTCAAGGATATAGTACTCCAGTAACCAACTCTCTTCATTTCAAGGAATCTGTTATTAGTTTTAAGGAACTTTTCTACATCATCCTTATCATGAGGGGTTAGTACTATTCCACTTACTGAATCAAGTATTCTATCAAGCCTCCTATCACATATAGAAGTATATAGGAAAATCTCTGGATTAGTACCCTGCATATCTGCAATACTTCTGATAGTATGTGCTAATAACTGCACCCTAACAGGGTGAATAAGTGGTTCACCCCCAGTAATCATTATTTGCTGGTAGTTCCACCTATTCACCCTTGGGAGTTCATCAAAGTTCCAAGAGTTATTACAACACAAGGGACAATGATGAGGGCATTTTGTTGTTACTAATAGACGAAGTTTTTTATTTCTGCTCATTTCTCCCATTCTCTATAATACTCTTGTACATTCTATAGGTCTTTTTAATAATTTCCTCTCCAATAGGTTCCTCCCTTAGAGAATCCCTTTTTATACAGTCTTGAAGAGGGATAAAGAAGTCTTGAGTAACTATCTCTATACCTTCAGGCAGATTTAATGGCAATAAATACACATCAATTATCTTCCTAGTATTAGCATTTAAGTTACTAACATCATCAATTACAACATCCATATGAGAGCATAAAGCTGAAATCATAGCACTATACTCAGTGGCTTTTACCATATCCTCAAGTTGAGGAGACCATTTTTGAGAGAACATCTTTCTAATATCATCCCTATTGAGCCTAATAGTATTAGGATGCTCTTCACAATATCTCTTAGCCCAAGTGGATTTGCCACTTCCTTGTATTCCTCTACAGAGTATTATCTTTCTTTTCATCTTTTAAATCCTTTAATAGTGGTTCACCTTTGTCATCACTTATCCTGCAATATCCAACAAGCATACAGGCAAGTATGGCACCTATAGCCCATACAACTAGGACTATAACCACAACAATTAATATCCGCAGCATATCAATTTCTCCATTCTTTTAAACATTCGATTTGTGCTTTAACTAGTATAAAAGGAAAGCTAAGCACCAACTTTACCTTTCTCCAAAAGAGTTTATTATTGCCTTCAACTATCTTGCAGCCATCATCTTCCATAACCTCAAGATACCTATTATAAGGCATAATATAATACCATTCCTGCTCAACAAACAGGTCAAATAATTCTAATTTGGTAGCTTCAACTACTCTATTATCTTCTACTTTCATAATGATATAATAAAGGGTCACAGGAATTTCTCCCCATGACCCAGTTAATTAATTGAGGAGCTTATTTATAAGTTCCACCATTTTATTTTGATACCATTGAGCTTTAGCTATATCTTCTGCAAGATTTTCTTTCTTGCCAGCTCTCCATTGATATTTAAAGGCATTACACCTGCAAAACTCAATGACAGCTTTAGTTCCATAAGCTGCTTCCATGGCATCTATACATTCTATACCATTCCCTTCATAGTGTGAAGGGTGATTTACCATATCCTTCTTATCCATAATTAATGAATCCAATAATTTAATGCACCCAGAAATCATTCACTTCACTGTCAGCAGGTAACTTCAACTTTCTACAGAAGAATCCTCCAGCTTTACTCATACAATCCTTTAATACCTCAGTCATCTCATCCACTATATCTTCAGGAACTTCAATATTCCACTCATCATGGGCAGGAATACACAGTTTAACCTTAAATAGTAGGTCATGCTCTACAAGATATTCCCATAAGAATATTGAGGCAGTCTTAAATATCACTGCTCCACTACCTTGGCAAGGATAATTAATAGACTGTTTCTCAGATGCAGATTTTCTTTTAAAGAAATACTTTACAGGGTGAACATATACATCAGCTAAAGTAACAAGAACATTCTTATGTTCCTCCTTACCAGCTTTCTTAACAGTATAATCATATACACCTGTTATAGCATTAAAGTCCTCTCCATCAGCAAATCTCTCATATATTCTTTGTAGCACTGACTTAGGTATCTTAGGGTTTGAAGTACCTTTGTATTGTCTATATGTAGCCCAAAACTCTGAAGTAAACCTTTCTTTTATTCCCATAAGAATATCATAGTCATATATATAAGCTTTATGCTGGCTGAATTGGTTAAGTACAATATAACCATGACTCATCACAAACTTTCTTTGATAGTCCTGATAAGTCTTCATACCTATAAAACCCTTCATATAACTGTCATATATCTTCTGTGCTTCAAGGATAGGAATACCCTTGTTATTGGCAATAGTGTTAGCATCACCCCCGTAATTTATGGCAAACTCTATACCTTTAGCATCCTGCCTTTGGTCATGGAATAGTCCCTTTATATCCTCTACCTTAGTTTCTCTTGGTATAATATGAGGATAACTCATATAAGCAACTAGACTATGTACATCACCACAACCATGATTAAATAGGTCAAGTAGAGCTTTATCATTAGTTATATCAGCAATAATTCTACTCTCCTGACCACTATAATCACAGCTTATCCACTTCATCTTAGGACCTGATATAAAGCAAGCTCTAGTCTCAGCATCATTGGGAAAATTCTGAAAGTTAAGATACTCAATCTTATTCTGTTTGTCCTTTCCACCTGATGAAAGTCTTCCTGTATCTGTACCTAATTGATTGAAGTTGGTATGTATTCTACCACTTCTCTCATTAATCTGGTCTAATACATTCTGACCATAAGTAGATGTGAGTTTCTTAGCTGCTTTGTACTGCAAATATAAGTAAGCAAGAGTTGATTTACTCTGCTGAGGCTCTATTACCTTAGCCTCTATACTATCCTTCATTTCCCCAGTTTCCTTGTCCTTAGCTAAAAGGTTGAATCCTAAAGATTTGAATAATGGTATAACCTGTTTAGGACTATCCCAATTAACAGTGCACTGTGCTGGTAAGAAGCCTAAGAATAGGTCTCCCTGAAGGTCTTTCTTGACAAATTCTGGAGATAATTGACACTCTATTGGAACCTTATAAGCTTCATAATAGCCTCTCTTGGTTCCTTTTATATCATGGTCTTTAGCTCTTTCACCTGACATCTTCTTCCTTGCCTTTGCTAATTTACCTTCTTCAAGACCCTCAATCTGTAAATAGTGATAAGCATACTTTTCACCTTCACAACTTGCAGTAACCCAATCATCAAGAGCTTTCTTAAATACCCTCTCAGTACTATTGTCAAGCTCCATCTTCCATAGCCACTTTTTAGTGTCTAGTAGAACTCCACAATACTCAGCATATGCAAGCCATAATACAGACCTATTCTCATATTCTATAGCAATGAGTAGGTTCTGTGAAGCAAGTTTGTCATGCTGTTTATTCATAATCTGCTCTAGATATTTTACATCATTTGCAGCATATACTATGACATCCTCTGCTAAACCTGCCCACATAACCTTACCTCTGACAGTTTTATCCATTTCTACCCCAACATAAGCTTTACCAGCAGCCTTTAATGACATACTATGAATACCTGAGGGATAACCAAGCCACATTAACTTTTCAGCAAGAAACCCATCATATACCCTCCTTGGAACTATTCTATGGTGATACAGGAACTTTAAGTCAAACTTAATATTCCAACCAATAAATAATCTGTCTGATTGCAGATAGTCTTTATAAAAGGTAATATCTATGGTAGTAAGGTCTATTACTACTTGAAACTCATAGCATCCAAGCTGCAACATCAGTATTGGCTTGGTATAAGGGTCAAAACCCATGGTTTCAGTATCCAGACCTACTATCTTCAATGGCTGTAAAAGTTCTAAAGACTTCTGTACATTAACTACTTTATAATAAGGAGAATCTGGTAATATTTGAGTAGTTACCAAATAAATCATTATTCAAATGTAATAAGAATTCCCACATCTTTAAGAAACCCTATAGAAGCAATCTTTCTATTGTCCACCATATCTCCTACTACTAACATAGGACCTCCTGATGGGTCAACAAATTTTTTGCCATCATTAGTACTTCCTGCTCTTATATAAGGGCTTTCAGTCCTAAGGATATAGGTATTACCTTGATATTGTTCAAGGTAATTCTTAGTGTGATATCTTGTCTTCAGATTTATAATCTCGCTCATTGTGGATAAGCTATAAGTTCTTTGAAATCCAGCACATATTTATACTTCTGAAAGAAATCACTTCCTAATATACCATGAATCTGAACACCTGACTCCTGTTTTACAACACCAAATGCTTCATCCAAATCTCTTATTGCAAAGTCATT